GAAAACCGTAAGGTTATAAGGGTGATATGGTACTTGTACTGTTATCATCCTTTTTTTTTAAAAAGATTATCACAATCATTACAAACCATGCGACATGCGACGACTAAATGTGATGCGACATGCGACGTAATGTGATGCGACGCGACGCGAAACAAAATAGTACACAAAATAATTAAAAAATTGTTGATAAAGTTAGGTTATTAACAAAATAAATCGTAAATTAGTTAAAAATTAAATCAAATGACAAAAGACTATCTACACTCAGACTTGTTACAAGACAAGGCAAACGACAGAGTATTTCAAAAAACTTATGGAACAATAGATAAGTTTGCACGAAAGCTAACAAACATGGAAGTCGCCGCTTTTGGCATCAAAGATGCCGATACAATAGCGACTATGGAAAAAGTAAACGCTGAAATCTTTTCAGAAGAAATTATCGAACTTGTAAATTACACAATACAACACTTTAGAAAAAACAAAAGATTATGAAAAAAGAAAGCACATATCGAACAACTTTCTATTCTATGGTTGGGGTAATAATTATGCTGTTGTTTTTGATAATGACATCATGTGCGACACTCATTAGAACAGAACAAACTAAGTTTTATTATCCGACATACAAACAATGGAAGTCGCTTAATAAACACGAGATGAAAATTGTAAACGATTTTACATTTAAAAACAACTATATCGCACCCGAATATAGACATTTGAAAACAATTAAATTTAATAAATATGGCAGGAAACAACTCGCAGAAATCTACCTTGCTAGATAGGGTAGATGACGGATTTAACTATTTCAACGGGTATAGGCTCGAAGAACTGAAAACAGATGACGTGTATTACATACAAGCTTTTATGAACTACATAGAGCAACTTGAAAGCACGATAACAAAGTATAAAAAGCAAAACACTTGGACGAAAGTCCCATTAAAATAGAAAACTATGTATGAAACAATGTATAAAGTACACTTGTACTATGGTGGCGAAATGCCAAACAGAACAGTAACAACGCTATGCGAAAAGTCAGCACAATACTATGTTGATAGTGCTGAACATGGAGAGATAGAGGAAATTAAATTAAAAAGACATGGAGTATCTAAAGCAAGAAAATGAAGCGTTAAGGAGAGAGTTAACAGACCTTCTAGAACTAACAATAGAAACCAATAACTTTTTACGTATGGTTCATGATGACCTAAAAAAATGGGGTATCGAAGAAGATGCAGAGTATGTCGGGTTTCTAGTGGAAACGAGTAATTATAAAATTTTAAAATTAAAATCACTAATAAATGAATAATAAATGACACAAAAAGACTTGCAACTCAAAACACTTAAAAGAATGCAGGACTTCCACGAGAAATACAAAGGAGACAAACCTGTAAAAAGAATATCTGACAACAACATAGACGTTATAATTTATAGGCGACTACTTGTTCAAAAATACTTTGATGAAGTAGATGTGTTTGACAATAGTACAGATGTTTATAGACCTTTATCAAGCACAGAATTAAAGGCACTAGACTCTGTGAGTATAGATGAATTTTGTGACTTTGTATTTTTAAGTAATAGCATCGAACGAATTAAAAACAATAGGTATGCGATGCAACTAGGAATTGCTAAAGGAAATGAAAAAGAAAAGGAGTATCACTACAAAATTGCTATGCAAGAGATAAAAACATTACGTCAATTCTTGGATATCAACAAAAATTAAAGTAAATTTGTTAATAATTAAATTAAATGTAATCTTATGAAAACTGAGAAACTCGCTGCGTTGTACAAGAAGTACGACCTCAGCAAAGACGATGTCTTTAAACATCAACACTACATTATCATCACTAGAAGCGGGATTGACAAAATCCAAGCAAGTGAGAAAATCACAATCACCTATGATGTAATCAAATGCGAAACTAACTTTTGTGTTATAAAAGCCAATGCAGATGCGAGTGGCAACACTATTCAGACGTTTGGTTCAGCACTCAAAGGAACAAGTCATAGAGACGGAAATTGTAATACGTGGTACGTCATGGAAATGGCAGAAAAACGTGCGATGTCAAGAGCCGTGCTCAAACTCACAGGTTTCTACGAACTAGGTGTATTTGGCGAAGATGAAAGCGAAGACTTTAAAAGAAAGGATGCGTCATGGAAGAAGTAAAAAAACAAGAAATACTCGCTAAATTATCAAGTGACGAACACTACTACGGAGAGTATGGCAGGCAGTTTCTTTCTAATTCTGACATAGGTACGCTAATCAATAATCCTGCAGGGTACAATCAACCTCGTGAAGATAGCGTAAACCTAATGTATGGCAGAGCATTCCACGAACTTGTAATGTTTGGGGAAACGCAACACGACAAGTTTGTAGATGCTTCAACAAGGCGAACAAACAAATACAAAGATGCCGAAGAAGAAGCAGGAGGTCTTATATTCTTGAAAAAAGAATGGGACGAATTATGCTCATTAGTAGATAAGGCTTTCGGAAATATGGAGTTCAAAACCATACTAGAGAACAAGTCTAACAACTTTGAAGTTCCGAATTTAGGAACAATGGATAGCGGTGATTTGACGTGGAAATGTAAAGCTGATATCGTAACAGATGAAGCAATAATTGACATCAAAACATCAAGCAACATCGGAGGCTTTAAGTATAGTAGCAAGGCATATAATTACGATAGTCAAGCGTTTATATACTCAAAACTTTTCCAGAAACCGATGGTTTTTCTGGTAGTAGACAAAGGCACAGGTTGTGTAGGTATATTTGAAACAACAGATGAAGCATACGAAAATGGTAGAGAGAAAGTTCGTAAAGCAGAGCAAAACTACCTAGACTATTTCGTCAATAAGACAAAAGAACTAAACAATTTTACAGTCTATGGCGAGATATAATAAAAACGATATCAGTGATGCGATAGCTGATGCAATAACAATCGCAATAATAGTAATCATTTTAATAATTAAAATTTAATTTTATGTCAACACTTATCAATGCATCAATCAAAACTTCAGAGTTGAAGAAGATTGACCAAAACAAAATCATTAAAGGAGAAAAAGATAGCTACATACCTATCACCATCTCTGTAAATGACGAGTCACGATACGGAAAAAACGTATCTATCACAATTGCTCAAGACCAAGACGAACGTGCGTCTAACAAGCCAAAACACTACTTAGGTAACGGCTCTGTTATTTGGACGGATGGAAAAGTCGTGAAAGGGCAAAAGGAAAACCAAAACGGAGGAAACGAACCATTTGAAACTATTGCTTCAAAAAATGTAGCACAAGAGCCAATGAACGACCTCCCATTTTAATCTAATTTCCCGCCCTTCGGGGCGGGTTTTAAAACACTTACTATGACAGAAGATAAAAAATATAAAAGCTTAGAAATTATCGCCAAAATCATAGCTGACAAACACAACAAAACACCCGATTTTATATTCTTTGACACTCGTGTAAGAGAAATAATTGACCTAAGGTCTATGTTCTTTTACTTTGCAACAAGATACACAAGGCTAAGTTTGTCAGACATTGGAAAGTTTTCTCAATACATGGGCAGAGACAAACCTCATAATCATGCATCAGTATTACATAATGCTAACAAAATATGCGACATGATTACTGTTGACAGAGAGCTCAGAGAGAAAATAAACGAGATAGAAAATGAAATCAAATACTATGTAGATTATGACAGATATTGGTTTGACGCAATATCAAACTACAAAAAAATAATCGTACACCAAATACACAAAGAGCATGACTTGGATTTCATAACAAAGTTTTGCGACATAACAACCATATTACATGAAAACAAAGAGTTCTTGGGCATGACGGCAGATTTAGTCCAAGAAGAATTAAATAGAAAACTAAAACGAATAAACGATGAAGGGATACATCAAACTACACAGGAGGATACTGGATTGGGAGTGGTATAAAGATTCCAATACAAAAAATATATTCATACATCTTCTACTAAACGCTTGTTACGATAATTGCAGGTTTATGGGTAAATCCGTGAACAGGGGCGAGTATATAACGTCTTTATCAAGAATTTCATCTGACCTAGACATACCTGTTCGCCAAGTAAGAACGGCTATAAAAAGGCTCAAAGACACAGGCGAAATCGACACGCAAACGACAAACAAGTACACAAAGGTAACAATCTGTAACTATGAGAGTTATCAAGTAGAAGAGCCAAGAAAAAAGGTTAAAGCGACACGCAAACGACAAACAGTCGACACGCAAACGACAAACATAAATAAGAACATAATAAAACAAGAAAATAAAAATAATATGTTTTTAAAACAATGTCTATCTGATTCGTCATGGGCTGAGGTTGTGTGTATGCAAAACCAACTCACAAAAAATGCGTTGGACAAACTACTGAATGCTTTTCACAATCATCTGATTATGACAGACGAGGTTAAGTTTAACATCAAAGACTTCAAGTCTCACTTTGTAAACTGGCTCAAGTATAACAAAAATGTTACAATCAAAGACAATGGTCCATACAGATGGAAGTGGAAAGGACAAGTAATAAAAAGCGGTTCTATTGAAGAACTAGAAAAAGACAAAAGCTTTTTCGATAAGCCTGGTTTTGAATTTCAAATAATTAGCAATGGAAATTAACGGATACAATATAAAAGACTACAACATATACAAGCTAGATACAAGAGCAAAGAAATCTACGTGCCCTGTTTGTTCAGAGGGTAGAAAGAAAAAATCTCAGAAATGCCTTATGCTTGATTGGGAACGTGGATTAGGTACTTGTCAGCATTGCGGTGAAGTTTTGCAACTACACACATATGAAAAGGAAAAGTCTATTGACTATACATATACAAAGCCAAATGTAAAGAAAATAGAAAATTCTTTACACATTAAAATAATTGATTGGTTTAAGAGCAGGGGTATTACAGATGCGACGTTAAGTAAGATGAACATAACGCAAGGCGTAGAATTTATGCCTCAAGTTGGAAAAGAAGTGAACGTAATAATGTTCAACTACTTTGTCAATGGAATACTTACAAACGTAAAGTATCGAGATGCACAGAAGAATTTTAAGCTATACAAGGGTGCTCAAAAGACATTCTATAACATAGACTCAATAAAAGACTCAGAAAAGTGTGTTATAGTAGAGGGAGAGATAGATGCGATGTCATTTGTTGAAGCAGGTATTGACTACGTGGTAAGCGTTCCCAACGGTTTTACAGCAAAGGGACAGATAAATCTAGACTACCTAACGGATTTTTATCCCTACTTTGAAGATAAAACTCAGATATACATTTGCGTAGATAATGACGAGGCAGGGGAAAACGGCAAAAAAGAACTTATAAGAAGATTTGGCTCAGATAAAGTGTTTTTATGTGACCTCAAAGATTGTAAGGACGCAAACGAGTACTTAATAAAGCATGGAAAGGAGGCTTTAAAAAGGGTTGTGCTTGATGCAATACCATGTCCAATAGAAAACGTGCTTAGAGTGTCTGATATGGCTTCAGACCTAGATGAATTTTATAAAAATGGAGTAAAAAATGGGTACAAGATTGGTTTGAGTAGTTTTGATGGAGTATTTTCAACATACACAAAGCAATTTATAGTCGTAACAGGTTTTCCTTCGAGTGGAAAGTCAGATTTTGTTGACCAAATGACCATAGGATACAACATGATGTATGGATGGAAAACAGCTTATGCCTCTACTGAAAACTACCCACAATACCTCCACGTCGATAAACTTGTGCGTAAGTTGTATGGCAGTACACCGAAGTATGAGGACACAAAACAGAAAGATTGGAAAGAGTGTGTTGAGCATATAAACAAAAACTTCTTTTTTATTGATTACGAAGATGGGTTCGACCTAGACAGAGTTCTTAAAAAAGCAGAGGAGTTGGTTAAAAGAATGGGAATCAGATGTTTAGTTATCGACCCCTACAACAAGATAAGAGATAAAAACAACCTCAACGCAAGTATAACTGACTACACCAATGCCTACTTAAATAAAGTAGATACATTCTGTAAGAAACACGATGTGGTTTGTATACTAGTTGCACATCCAACTAAACCTCAAAACGATAAGGGAAAGCTTATTGAGCCAACATTTTATGATGTAAAAGGCGGAGGAGAGTTTTATGACATGAGTCCACATGGTATATTGGTTCATCGTGATTATGACAATGCGACTGTAAAAATAAAGGTTTTAAAGGTAAAGTTTGCAAACCTAGGTGAAAACCAAGCGCATGTAGACTACTGTTGGAATGTAAACAATGGTAGATACTCAGAGCTGAAAGACGGAAACCCAATATGGGATAACACAAATTGGATATCAACTAAAAACAATCCATACGAAATAACTAAAAGTTTGGATTTAGAATTTGAACAAATAAATATATAAATATGAAAACACTTATTTTAAATTTTATCATGGTTACGGCAACAATATATCATGCCGACCCAAAACAATGTAATGCTGATTATTTGACAACAGCATCACTTAAAAAAATAAATTCACAATCACCTGGCTCACATAGATGGATAGCTGTTTCAAGAGATTTAGAGCCTCTTGGCTTTGTGTTTGGAGCGCAAGTATGTGTAGAAGGAGCAGGAGAGATGGATGGAATTTGGACAGTAGAGGATAGAATGAACAAACGATGGAAAAACCGCATAGACTTCTTAGTTGATTATGATATTAAGGGTGGAAAGTGGGAAAACGTCACAATATCTTTGGTAAATGAGCTTGATTAGAAACAGTAAAGAGGTTGTAAGAGCAATAGACTTTACAGGGGTACAGAATGGCGTCATACATCCATCAGACATAGATGCTGTTTTAGAGTTTGACAATGATATTTTAATCTTGATAGAGGTGAAAAAGCGTGGAAACAAAATACCAATCGGTCAAAAACTTCTACTTGAAAGAATATGCTCGTCATGGAGAACAAAACGTAGCGTTGTCTTAAAAGTGGAGTATGACGATACCTATCCACAAGACCAAAACATACCATTAGATGGTTGTTATGTGACGGCATACTACCACAGATACAAGTGGGTTAATACAAAAGAGCCTTATTCTCTTAAAAATTTTTTAAATTATTTAGGAGATAGATGGAATAATAAAAAGTGTAGGTTTTAATGGAAGATAATGCAATGGTTGTTTGTACACGCAACAACATAAAAGTTTATCCAATTATATATGACCTCAACCATCTTAAGATAGAAGTAGATTACGGTGGAAGAAAAAAACAAGGAGAAGAAATATACAATTGGAAGACACAACAAAAAGAATTACAAAATAAAATAATAGAATTATATGAAATCCTTGCCAGAAATATACAAAGTAGGAAATAGGGAGTTTGTTTACGACCATAAGTCATTACAGTATGCTTTTAGTACATACCGCGGGTGTACTAACGAAGAGTTTTTAGAAAACATAGTAGATATACTACACTTCGCTGTATATATGTGTTGGCTAAAAGAAATACCAAGCGATGAGTGTTTAGCAGATGATGGAATTATACATGAGTTAGTGCATCTTCTTCAAGAAAACACTATAAAACATAGTAATTTAGAAAATATAAGGAAAAAATTTAACAAAACTTTGACTATTTAAATTTTTTTTTATACATTTACTAAAATCAATGTTTAGGAAATGTTTGACTCTATAGTAGAATCAGTAAAAAACAAGTACACGGACAGGAGTATTAAGGGTATTGAAAAGTACAATACCACCCTTGCTGATAACATGAAGGACCACTTCTTGAAACACCTTCAAGAAGAGCTAATGGATGCTACTTTGTATATTGAGAAAGAGCTTACTATACAGGACAGAAAACTAAACATGGTTTCTGAGTTTAATAAAACTTATGAAATCCCAATAAGGAAAACACCTTCTAAAATTCATAAGGATGAGTACTCGTTAAACTACAGGCTAATGCTTGAGGAGCTTGACGAATACTTAGTTGCGTGTGAAGACGAAGACATGGTAGAGATAGCCGATGCTGTTGTAGATATGATGTATATATTATATGGAATTATATTGAGACACGGGCTATCTACCGTTATATTCGATATGTTTGAGGAGGTGCATAAATCAAATATGAGTAAACTAGAAAATGGTAAGGTTCTCAGGCGCACTGACGGCAAAATCATGAAGGGCTCTGAATATTTCAAACCAAACCTAAAGCAGTTTTTATAGTATGGAACAAACAACAAATTATATAGAAAAGGTACTAGGTTATAAGACCTGGACTGACAAAAGAAAAGTAGATGCTTTGCTTGAGTATGACTGTAATATGTATACAAACTTAGGGTCAGACTCCACCAAGACACAGGTGCAAGATGTAAAAAAGAAATCAAGAGCTATATACAGAGCTATATCAAAAATAGATTCTTCAGATGGCAAAAAGCTATTGTACCACATGGATAAAGACTAAAATGGAATCAACACCTCGCCAGAAATACTTAACATCAACTTTTGATAGAATGCACGATAAACTAAATAATGCATTTGAGTATGTTTTTGACGGCGATTTTGAAGACTGTAAAAACACCGTGAACTCCCTGATTTATGACCTTCGACAACTTAAAAAATCAATGGAACCATGAAGAAACGAGTTTATCTAACAGACGACGAAGCCAAAGCACTCGGTATTCGACCAAAAAAACCTCAACCAGGAAGAACTAAGTTCCGATGTTTTCTTGACCAGCAACAACAAATGGAGCTGAACAAGGTTAGGCATAGCGGAGTCTATGAATATTGTAAGCAAAGAGGAATAGACTTCTCATCTGTAAAAGAGTATTGGGATAAAACCAAAGAGTACTCTGTTAAAGTAAGACCTGATGTAATATCATACAACGATATATCTAAAAGGATTATTGAGCAGATGGACAATCACTCTCCGTCTTATCATCCAATCGAAAGACAAAAGCAAACAAACCCCCATCTACTTGTTTTAGACCCAGCAGATGTGCATATTGGAAAGTTAGCTACAAGTTTCGAGACAGGTGAAGATTACAACCAACAGATAGCAGTTAAGAGAGTAAAGCAGGGTATAAAAGGAATACTGAGCAAGGCTTCAGGGTTTAATATAGAAAGAATACTATTGATTATAGGAAACGACATATTACATATAGATACACCGAGGAGAACGACTACAAGCGGAACTCCACAGGATACAGATGGTATGTGGTATGAAAACTTTTTGAATGCTAAAAAACTTTACGTAGATGTTATAGAAAGCTTACTGACTGTATCTGATGTTCATGTAACATACAATCCATCAAATCACGATTACACAAACGGATTCTTTTTAGCTGACGTTATATCATCTTGGTTTAGAAAGTGCGAAAACGTAACTTTTGACGTTAGTATAAAGCATAGAAAATATTTTAGCTATGGTCAAAACCTTATAGGTACGACTCATGGAGACGGAGCAAAAGTACAGGACTTACCTCTACTAATGGCTGTTGAAGCAAATAAAGAGTGGAGTAAATCAAAACACAGATATGTGTACACACACCACGTTCATCACAAGAACGCAAAAGATTACGCAGGGGTTACAGTAGAGAGTTTACGAAGTCCCTCAGGAACAGATTCTTGGCATCACAGAAATGGATACCAACACAATCCGAAAGCGGTTGAAGGGTTTTTACACCACCCGAAGTTCGGACAAGTAGCAAGATTAACACATATATTTTAGTTATGGATTGGTATATGCTTTCTTTTACGTTTAGATGGCCTCACGAGGGTATGGTTTTAGGGTTTGAACTCTTTGACCCATCCGATGAGCAGCCATACAGTACGATGCGTTTTCACTTTTTGTTGGTAACTTTGAACTTTGAATTTGGTGACGGAGAACATCCTTTTGGATAATTTTCGTTATATTTGCTATAACAAAGATTTTTTTTGACACCCTAACCAACTATTGTCATTAGTTTTCTATTCTTTGTTATTTGTTTTCATAAGAGAAAAACCCTCAGGAACTGCCAAAAATACTGAGGGTTTTTTCGTTAAATTTGTTTATGGACTTTAAGAAGAAAATTTTCGTAAACAGAGAGCTGAGTGACGCAGAGGTGTTGTTTGTAAAGTCCACTCTAAAAAACATAGATTTGGAGTCTTATTTAACGGATTGCTTCATATATGTTTGCTTGTACGAAAATGGTATTCTTGAAATATCTAGCGTGAAAGATGACTACATATATCTTGTGTCCAAAGAATTTAATATAACTAACAAGATGGCTATGCAGTACTTAAAAAATAGAACAGAAATAGAACAGGAACTAAACAAAGTTTTGTATTGGAATGGTATAAATAACATCAAGAAATACGTTCCTGTGGTTTTTGACGACGGAAAATCCGTTAGCTATGCAGACTTTAATATTTATGCAGAAGGTGTGCCAGAAGCCGTTAAAACGCTTAGCGACATGTATTTTGATGACTACATGTACCTAGAAGATGTAGATGAGGAGATATAAGAAAGGAAGACAGATAACTCGGTCTAAAAAAACAAAAATAGACGGAATACAGTTTCAATCGAAGTTGGAGTCTCACATGTACCTATTGCTCAAAGCCAACAAAATACCTGCTGGATACGAGACGCAAAAGTTCACAATCATCGAGGGATTTGAAGCAAACTTTTCTTCATACGAAAAAACACCATCTAAAAAATACTTACACGACAGAGGTCACAAGAAAATATTACCCATAACTTACACTCCAGACTTTGTAGACCTACAAAATCCACCTCGATATATTATAGAGTGTAAAGGAAACCCAAATGAACGTTTTCCTATGGTCTGGAAGCTTTTTAAGCGCTATATAATGCTCAAAGGATGGGAAACGGATTTATTTGTTCCCAGAAACCAAAAGGACTGTCAAGAAGTAATTAATATTATAAAAGAAAAATACTATTAATCACGC